CAGAATTGACGGAAAGGGAGAAGACCAGTATTACGACTCCGGCCGCAAACTCCATTACATTCCCGGTATCAACGGATGTACTACGAAAACGCCCCTTGGCTTTGCCCTGGAAATGCCGGAAGGCGTATATGCCTTCATCCTGGCCAGATCCAGCATGGGGCTAAAAACAATGCTGGTCTGTCCTATTGGTATGGGACTCATTGACGGCGATTACCGCGGCGAGGTTTGTATGCTGTATCGTGAAATAAACCCAGACTATGATGTCCCCAGTTGGATACAGGATGATGCCATCTACGATGGAGATCGGATTGCTCAGTTGCTTTTTAATGTGCCGGTAGAACTGGTCCAGGTGGATGAACTCAGCGAAACGGACCGGGGAACCGGAGGCTTCGGCAGCACCGGATTTTAGCAGGAGGAAAATGACTATGGACCAGAAAATCTGCGAAGGTTGTGAATACAGTGAATGGGATTATGCTTTTCCCATTTTGAACGGCAAAACCCATGAAATCCTGAAATGCTGCTTTGGGCCTTTACATTATCCATGTGAACTAGTTGTTGGTTGTCCTTTCCATCCATCAACTGGTGAGGACGCTGAAGATAATTGAAACTGAGGGACGGTGAAACCATTGATCAACGGAAAAAAGAAAGGCAAGAACGGAGAGCTGGAAGTGGTCCGGCTCTGCCGGGCACAGGGCTATGAGGCCCGGCGATCTGCCCAGTACTGTGGAAACAGTGAAGAGGGCGCAGCCGATGTGGTGGGCTTGCCAGGCATCCACATCGAGGTCAAACGGGTGGAGCACCTGAACCTGGACGATGCCCTGGCCCAGGCTTCCAGGGATGCAGGCAAGACCACTGGAAACATCCCGGCTGTATTCCACCGAAAAAACGGGACCGGGTGGAAGGTAACCATGGGAGCAAACGACTGGTTCCGGCTCTACCGGGAATGGGAAGCAGGAGGGAAGCCATGAACCGCTTCTGGAAATGGATGCCCATAGTGGCCGCGGCAGCCATCACGCTACTGGTCCTGTGGTTCATCACCATGGACTTTCTGGCCCTTTACCTTTTGTTTGGAAAATAAAGGAGGCACTGCCATGATCGAAGAACAGAGAGAACTGAAGGGACGGCTTCAGAACATCAGCAATGAACTGGGGACTGCGGAAGCAGAATTTTCCTACCTGTCCGTCAAACTCAATCCATCTTCCACCAGGAGCCAGAAACACGATGTACTGATCCAGGCCCTGGACCGGATCAGCAAACTGCGGGAACGGCTGAAAAATGAGGAAAATGCCATCACAAAGGAGCTGAACTGTTTATGATCGGGAAACTCTACAAGCTGAGCCATGTAGGTACTTTCCACCAGTGTGCCAACTGCCAGCTGACTTACTTCGAAGGCACCACTGGAAAATGGCCCTGGAGGATTTTCTATCATCACCAGGTGAAACGATTCTGCACTTACAAGTGCATGCGGGATTTTATGAGGAGGAACCATATCCGATGAATACTGAACAGGAACGCTGTCTGAAATGTGCTTATTGTGAACTTGAAGATTTCTTCTGGGACGGCAAGAGGCTCTGCTTCATCTACCGCTGCCGGATCTTCCGGGACACCATCCAAAAAGCTGCGGTTCAATGCCCTTTCCATTTCAAAACGAAGAAGCCAACGGGAGACATGATCCGGCACCCGGACCACTACACCTTCCGGGGCCGGGAGGCCATCGAAGCTGTCCAGATCATGACGGGGAAATCTGAAGGCCAGGCTGCCTACCTGGAAGGCTGTGCCGTAAAGTATCTCTACCGCTATCCCCGCAAAAACGGAAAACAGGACCTGGACAAAGCCATCCAGTGCATCAAGATGCTGCG